ATACGATGATAGTTCCGATAAGGGTTTGAGTATCTGCCGTAGAATCACCTAATATGTTGCTTCCTGTTGAAAATATAATTGAAGAAGATTCTATAAGTGTATGAACTTCTTTTGCATAAAGTGTTCCACTAACAATTAAATCAGTTTCTATAAATGCAGATGATGCTGTTACAGGTCCATCTATATCAATACTGCCTGTTAATTCAATCTTATTTTTTATTTTAAGATTAGTTGCTTCAATAGTTGATGAAGATATAGATGTAGTTGTACGAAGGTCACCATTTGTATTTAAAAACAATCCTAAATTTTGTCCAACACCATCCTGCAATTGAGTTAATGTTGCAGATGCTGAATTATCTGTACTAAAATGTAGTAAAGATTGATAAGATTGTGAAATATATAAGTTACTTAAACTTCCCATTTATTTTTATTTTATTTTAATCATATATCCATTGTCTAAAAGCAACTGCACTTCCTGAACCCCAGTTCTGTGGTGTAGTTGACCATATTTGTGGATTTGTCCATAGTTCACAATATTCACACGTTCCAAAATCCGCATATGGTAAATACATTATAGGTAAATTTACATAATCGTAATCATCCTCACCTTCAAATGTATCTACTATGGTATAACAATTCAAATCATCATAGGTAGTGATATCTCTATTTGATTTTGGATACCATCTACTTGCAAATACTTGTCCTATGCTACCACTTTCTGTAAGAACTGCTTTATACCTCTCACCATCCGCACAATCCTCAATGATATATCCACTGCCAGACGGGTTAATTAAAAAAAAAAGACAACGGTTTTTATCGTTGTGAGTGGTTAGTTCAAAGGTGGCCGACCACCCTGCTAACCCATTATTAAACCTATCTGAAAATGGTGTACAAACTATATCTCCGTTTATTTCAAAACCAGCCACTCCTCTTTGGGTATAAGCTGTTAAATCATTTAGGATTGATAATGTGTTTGCATGTATATCTACCATATCATCAACGCCATAGAATGGTATTGTTTGTGCATTCGTACTGCCTGATGATTCGTTATTAAGGACTTTTTGTTTATCTGCTACAATCAACTGAATATTGAATGTAGTAGTTGATGTTCCAAAGGATGTATCAGTTATTAAGATATTTCCTAATGGATATTCAGGGTATTGTTTATCATCTATTGTATCAATATCACCATACGTTACCGATTGGATAGAAGGGTGATTTCTCATTATTGTTTTAAAATAATTGAGGACATTGTAGTAGAGTGAATAATTTACACCTGTATTATGTACAATTTGTTGAGCCATAGTTTATAATTGAATGCCGCCGAAAAATTGATTCGATTGGTCAGGGTATATCTGTGTTTGATTTCCAACACTCTCCAAATATTGTGGAATGTTATTAGAATATGCTATTAGATAATTTTGTAATCTTAATGCATAATAGTCAGCATTTGATTGTGCTATTTGTTTAAGATAATCTATTTCAGTTTTAGTTGGTGCAATACCTTGCTCACTCTGTTGTTTTACAGCACCATTTGATTTAAACTGAACAGAACTAAATGGAATGTACTCAACACACGCATACCATATAAGAGTAAACTTAATATGGTCATCCATTAAATCCTGATAATAAGCGGATAGTGTATTAAAAGTACCAGCCACAATCTGTGCCTGTAAATACTCAAACAGCACAGTTCCCAAAAGATTTTTTAGGTATTTGTCCTGTGCAGTTCTTACGAATGGTAAGAGAGCATCTGCATCAATTGCACCTTGCAGTGGTGAATTTTTAATTATATCGTTTCTTGTAATAAAAAGTGCGTATGACATATTATTTCATTATTTCGTATTCTTTACTAAAATGTGCTGGAAATACAAACTCTCTCATTTGTAAATCCTCTTTTGGAATTACTGAATCAGGATTTGTTTCCGCATCTGTTTGTCCTTCTGTTGGTGTTTCCATGCTATCATTAACTTCATCCTCAACCTGTTCAACTGATTTGCCAGTTTCCTCAGCCGTTTGAGAAAGAATTACTAATGGTGTTAATTGTTCAAAGTATAAATCATTTTCCTCATATCCACCAATTTGTAATGCGTAATCTAAAGCATTTACAATTAGATTTTGGAATGGCATGATTGTCATTGTTTGTAAAATAGAGAATGCCGTTTTCATTTCCTCACTTTGTGAAGAGAATCCGTTATTTGCAGTACGAATACCGAATAATAATGGAGATGTAATTCTATGAGCAACAAGGATTCTATCTTGTGAATATTCAGCAACATACTGAAACTTCTCATGCAGATTATCTATACTAATTGTTTCAACGGTTGGTTTTGTTGCGGGGTCATCAGTAAACGATAACATAAATCTACCAGCATTATTTGTGCCTGTAAATTTGGCTTGAAGTAAATCCTCAATCGTTTGTCTTTCCTCTGGTGCAGGTACTCCGTTATTAAAGTTTACCATTACCATTGGTAAGAAACCATTTGTAATATTGTGTAAGTGCAAATTAGATAATTCACCCTCTGATACTGCGAACTGCAATGCTGATACATAATCAGGCAAAGCATAATAGTAATAACCTGGACAATAATGTTTGATGTAAAGTATTTCCATCTTTTCATTAGATGTTTCAAACGCAGGTATTTTCTTTTTATCTCTAACCTTTCTTTGGTCATTCCAATCTACACAATAATAATAGTTTTCAATTCGTGGTGAACTTCCTAACTTCTCCGCACGTAGTGTTTGAACTGGCACCTGATACATCTTAACGATTTTTGTATGTTCATCGTTCCAATATACTTGTAGTGCCGCATTACCAAATAGTTTCAAATCAAATGCTACTCTTTTTATTTCCTCTTGTGGTATAATTCTCTCTAATTCTTTTTGAAACGATTCATTCTTACTGAAAAGTCCTTTACCGAATATTAAATCTGATATTCCTTCTATACAAGCGGCATTAGTTGTAGAGTTATTATAAGCCAAAGTTACAGCATCAAAGAAATCATCATGCCCAAACACACCAAATGGAATCCAATTGTAACGTGTTTTAGTATCCTCCATTATTACAGGGAGTTGATTATTGTTTACATTGATAACTGAAAATTTCGTTTGTAGTTTCATATTATTTCATTATTATGTAGCTGTTATCACTCTGATGAGAGATATATTGTTTGTTCTGATTTTCGTATACCGATTTATCTGTTGATTGTGATGCGTACACTTGCACACTACCATTCCAAATTGGAGTAAGTGAGCCAGAGTTTAATAATTCTGCTCTATACTCTTGTCCAACAATTGCACCACTTATAGCAAGAGAAAATGAAACATAACTTTCGTATGGTTCATAACTCATAGATGTAATTGAGCCTGTGAATGTATCCAATGTTGTCATATCAGTCAGAGACATTGTGTACTGATTTGATGCAGTAGGTTGCGTTCTGAATGTATAATCGTTGGATTGAGATATAAAATAAGATAACATTATCTGGGTTTTATATAGTAATAACACGCAAATTGGTGTCCATACTTAAATAAAAAACCCCACTCAATTAAGAATGGGGTTTAATATATTTTTAGCCTATACTGAATTAGCTATATACGATAGTTGGTTGAACTGCTAATCCTGCGAATGGAGAAGTAGTTGTACTTCCGGATATAAATGCCGCTGGTAACTGCTCCTGACCTGTGAAGGTAATTGAATAACCATAAAGGTCACCCAATGCTCCACCTGTTTGAATTGTACCTGCTGTTACATCTGCACCCTCTCTCTCACCAACCAATAATGCATCACCGTTCATTGTCCATACAACGATTTGAGGTCTACCATAAGCCATAAGCTTTAATTGTGTAGTCATTTCGTTTGTAAGTTTCTTAAGATTAAGAACTAATTCTTGTGAAAAGAATGTAGTACCATTATCTCTTGAAGTATTAACGGTTTCAGTATATGTGCTGTTGCCCTTCAGTTCATAATAATAAACCGTAGTGCCGGTAGGTAAAGCGGTAACTTGACCACTTCCGTTCTTTGTAAAGGAGCCAGTTGTGTAATTGATAAAGTAAACACCGGCTAAACCACCGATACTTTCTTTACAAACTTCCTGTCTACCTTGTGTTAAATTACAAGCCATATACTTTGTTTTTTGTTAGTTAGTTAATTGATTAGTATGCTCCGTAGTATACGATATCCTGGCCAATACCAAATTGTACACCCGCTGTATAACGCATTACAATGCGATAGTTCTGCGAACCGTCAATGTTAGCCATATCTAATACCTTAACCTCATTGAAATCTGACATCAAGCCTGTGCCAAAATACAAATTCGATTTTTGTGCGGCAACAATCTTGTCAGAACTCA